GTTGATTCTAACAATTGAGATTCTTTAGTTGCATAAGATTCTTCTAGTTGTAACTTTTGTGTGTCTAAACCAAATGTAGTTTGTTCGTAAATGGCAAGAACACTATCAATCTTTTGTTCTAGTCGAGCAATGGCTTCGTTAGACGTAGATACAGTCTCACGAATGATTGTTGTCTCAAGTGTTTCGCTGTCGGTGACTTGTTGAACTTCACCTTCATCTACAGCACTAAAACCAAAATCTTCTTGTGTTCTTAAATCCAAATACTCTTGTGGTATTGAAGTTGTCATTTCTTGAAAAACCTCGCTAGTGATGCTACTGGTTCTGTTGTCCAGCCGAACGTGTTGACAATGATGTTCAGCGGTTCTAAGTATGCTTTCTCAAATTGTAAATCGTAATCTATATATTTATTCAATTCAAATTGTTTAGGTAGAACAGACATAATAGACAGAACGTTTTCTTGTGTTGGATTAGGAACTTTCATATAACAGAATTTAATCTTCTCACCATCCTTGATCAACTCGTATCTCTTGGTAAGATTATGTTTCTCCAGCAAATCATTGTAAACAAGAGATCCTCTAACGTGAATAGGCGTTCCCTTCTTATACATCATCTTCGGATCAGAGTACTTAGTTAATTCGGACACACCACGGGGAAATGCAACGTCTTCAAACGGAAGTGTTTTAAATTCCTCACGAAATTTTTTGTTGAACGTATGAAGATCCGTTTCCGTTCCAGTCATCACAATCTGCAGCGCTTCCTTAATCTTGTCACGGCAAGACATCGGAGTAGATGACTTAACTGCTTCGATACCCATCATCTTTAGTTTAGGTTCAGCATATCGAACACCCTCGCTGTCCCACACGTTGAGAATGTATCGCTTCTTCGCTGTCCAGATTCCCGTATCGGCAATGACCTCACGTTTCATGATCATCTTCTGATCGTATGCGTTCATATAGTCAGCAAGTTCTTGATAAGACTTATCAATAAATCCTTGAAACTTTTTTTCACACACTTTGTCTAGGAAGTCGATCACTTTACTCTTGTCGGGGATGTTATCCTTGTAAACTTTCTTGACTAGAGGTCCAAAGTTTACATAGATGGAATCCGTATCGCTCGCAATGACGTAATCGATACCATCAGTGTCTAGCAGTTTGTTGAGATAACCATTGACTTTGTTTTCAATCCAGCGAATAGATAACTGACCAGACAGTGTGATTGCTTCTGCTTGTCTTACGTCATAGAAGCGAAACCACTGATTCCCGATAGCGCCATACGCTGAGTTTAACTGAACTTTCTTAGCCAACTGAAGATTAGAATATTTCGAAATTTCGTTTTCGCACTGCTGCTTCTCTTCCTTTGTCTTAGCAGCCTCTTTTTTCTTTTCCCAATCGAGCATTAATCTTTTGTATTTGGAACGATCGGTGTACATTTGATCCATCATCTCAGGAAGAAATCCTCGAACATCGTTTCTAAAGTAATGTCCGTTTGCTGCCATACAATGATGGCTGGTGGATTTGTACGACCCACTCAGCAATTCATTCACTGACGTGGGCGTGTGTAATCCTTCAACAAAAGTATCGGGTGACACATTATATTGCATAATCAAATGCGGGTACAGCGAGTTCAAGTCAAATGAACATACCCATTCATATCTGCCAGGAATAGGCTCTTTGACATATGCACCTTCGTACTTGGAATCTTTGACGTGTGTTTTCTTTTGAGGAACCGCAATGTTTTTTCGAAGCAAATAGTTATGAGTTAATGTATCCCACATTCTCACTTGAGTAAATACGTCGGTAAGATTTACTTTAGCATCATATGCTAGAGCAAGTACCATGTCGATCAGTTTCATCTTGTTGTCAATGCGATCAACCAAGTCAACGTCTTTGATGTTATAGTCGATGAATGTTTGAAAGTCATGCTTGTATAACTGGTGAAGATTCTCAAACTCACTGTAATCTAATTTGCGTTCACCAAGTTCCACGTAAGCAATATGATCGAGGCGGAAACTTTCCTGCTGAGTATAAGTAAACTTTTTATACAATTCGAGATAGTCTAGAATTGAGATTCCAACTAGATCGAATGCAGTCTGCTGTTTGTTATGGATAGTAGTCGTCCGTTCACTCACGAATCTCCAAGGCGACAATCGTTCTGCAGACTTCTCACTCAATACTTTAGAGATTCGATTATAGAGATACGGAACATCGAAGAACTGTACGTTCCAGCCTGTGATAATATCGGGGGATTTCTTTTCCCAAAGATCTAGGAAGTTTAGAATCAGATCACGCTCATCGTCACATTTAATATATTCAACATCATTCCGTGTGTTATGATAATCTCCACAACCAAGCACGTAGTATCGACTACGCATCTTAAATGTTATAGCAGTGATAGGTTCGTTCGCAAGAGATGGTTCTGGAAATCCATTCTCAGATCCAACCTCGATGTCGATGTTTGCTATACGAAGTAAACTGGAATCGAAATTAACACCGTCCGGAAATTGTTCATTGATGTATGCGTATGCATAGTTTGTCGTTCCATAGAATTCAAAGTTAGGAACATCTGCATACTTGTCAGTGAACTCTCTAGCCGCTCGCATCGAATCTAATTCTTTAGGGCGAACGTTTCTTCCATCAAGAGTTGTCCAACCAGTCTCTTGATCCGTAGGTAAATAGAACGTGGGGCAATACGGAACTTTCCTTGCGTACTTTCTTCCGTCATTGTATCCTATTTCTAGGATGTTGTTGCCCCGTCTTGTGAAGTGCGTGTAAAATCTTGTCATAGTACAATCTTTGAGTCTGGAGTTATGATATTACCAAACATCTGATTATACTGTGTTTCTATCTGTTTGTCAACTGTTACCGCATAGACAACGTGACTTTTGTTGATTTCGACCACATCTTGTTTTGAAAATAGAACAAGATGTTGGAGTGATAGTTGGGGTGCGCCATTTTCACCAGCGGCTAACCCAATAAGACAAGGATTTTTCAAAGTATAGATATCATTCGATTCCTCAATAATATCTCCCAAAATATCTTCACCGTTCAATATGTGAAACAACTTGATATCAGCCATAATATATCTCCTTAATGGTGTGGCGTTTTTAACGTTCTTACTGACGAACAGGGAACGCCACGGAAACCCTTATGTCTTAGATCAAAGGCATATAGCTAGTAGACATTTGTGCTTCGACCATAAGTTCTGGATACATTAAAGGTCCAGCAAGGCCTAACAAACATGCGCCAATAACTAATACCGCAAGTGCGTAATTTCTAATTTTAACAATCATGAAATCACCACCAACGTGATCATAAGAGGAGCAACTAATAATGCTGTCGCAAGAGTATATACCGCTTGCGCTTCTTCACTATACAATACTTTCATTACTCCTCCTTTGTAGATACTTCGTAACCAGCAGCCTTCCACTCCGCAATAGTGCGGCACTTCATTTTTTTATGCGGAAGACCAGCAGGTCCACGTACTTCTACTTTTGCACAAAACTTACCGGCATCATTTACCTTAGCAGTATATGATTGCTCTTCAGCCTGTACAGATTGTGCTGCTAAAGTTGCAGCAAAGATTACACCGCTACATGCGGCTAAAATTTCTTTTTTCATTTCAGTGTCCTTAGTGAGATTGAATTTCTATCTTTCTCGGACGCTGTTCTTCGGGCAGTTCAACTCTCAATTTAATGACTAGTAAACCGTTGACGAATTCAGCTCCATCAACGACAACATGGTCAGCGAGTCTAAATGTTTCCACGAACTTTTTAGTGGTGATTCCTTTGTGAAGGTAGGTTTTACCCGTTTCTTCTTCAGGATTACCACGAATGATCAGGACACCGGGCTTTGACTCGATCTCTAGATCCTTTTTCTTATAACCACCAAGTGCGAATTCCATGGCGTATTCTTCATCACTATACTTTACAATATTGTGACGAGGAAAACCCTTTTCGTTTGCGCCAATGGCAGTTAGTTTTTCGATCTCATCCCATACGTGGTCGAAACCAATGAAACGAGAATGTGGAAATGAAAACACTTTGCTACGTGTATTAACCATAATGGTCTCCTTATCTTTAAGCGAGAATGTTGTCTACCGATCAGGCCTTTCCTGCATCGGCGCATTTATTTATAACACATTTTTACCGAATTGTCAATTATTTTCTAGATTATTTTCTAGCCAATCTTCAGCCGTCGTACCTTCAGTTTCGGTTGTGGCTTCACGATAATAAATGATGAGTTCTTTTTGTTGCCTCACATAACGGCGAACCTCTTGGAAGTTCTCTGCCATTTTTTCATAACCATCGGGAGTAAGTGCGAACACTACGAAGTTACCGTCAAGGATCTTTTCAATCTCCTTGATTTTTTCTTGTAGGTTCTCTTCGGTAATGACAAAGAAGTTTACATTGAGGAGATCAATCTCCGCTGGCAGCGGCGGTTGATAGATCCGCAGAGGGACTTTCTCCGTCACTGTCACTATCTGTGGTTCTGGTGGGATCACTATCTCCTCCGATCCCCACTCCAGTCGTGGCATCCACTGGCAACCCTGAAGTAGCAGGGTCGTTATCATCAGCGTCCATAAGTTCTTTTGTATCATCTTCTAGCATCCTAAACACTTTCTCAGTGCCATTGTTAATTCGTTTCTCGATCATGCCTGGTTTAGCACGAGCAAGACGTGTCAAGTTGTGATCTTTAAAGATCTTCATATAGTTTGCTTTGTCTTTTGCCAGTTCATTATTTTTGGCAGTCAAGGCAGACATTGCCGCTTCGGACTTTTTTGCGTTTTCCTCAGCCGCACGAAGAGATTCCTGCGCAGTCCTCACAGCAATTTCCATCTGAACTTGATTTTCTTTGAGTGTGCGATTATTTGCTTCGAGTTTACTCATTGCAGCTTCATACTTCGCAACTGTCGTTTGATAGTGCATATATCCACCACCAATTGTGCCCACAATCGCAAAAATCATTATCAATTTAAAGTACATATTATTCTACTCGTTTTTTAGATCCTATGCTATATTTGGTGATCAGTTCCCATTCAGATCGCTCACCATAAGGAAGAATCTTGATCTGCGAAAGTGGACATAAAGGTTGTTCAGACATTGCTGGGTTTACAATTTCAATCAAACCCCACTCCGATAATAATCGAGAAATAGAATTTCTTCTGCCTTTATCGTTATCTTCAAAGTTTGTCGGCTTACCATCTAATGCAAAAAGCTCCTTAAAGTGGACAATATAATATTTACCTCTCTTATGAAGAATATGACAAGACTGATAGAGTTTTTTGTCTTTCCTAGAAGCAACACCAATTCTCTGTAGAGTTTCTCTAACTTTTAAAAAATCATCCGGATTCTTGAGGCGAACCTCCAACAATGTATCTACGTTCACATCCATTATAGTAATAACTCCCCATGACGGTCACCCGCCCTTATCTGCTTTTTTTCTTATTTGTTTTAGTTGTTCTTCACTTAGAACATTAAGTGCCTCTTTTGCTTTAGCTTTGCTGTAACCGAACATTTCAGATATTAGCAATATATCATCTGAGATTTCTTCTTTATACCACTTACTAAATCTCTTGCGAGGTCTTATACTATTTAGCAAATATAAGAATTGCGCTTTCTTGGGGAGAGCGTGATATCGATTCATTTCGTTTGCATAGAATATCGAATCGGGGAAATAAGATAATCCACGGTTAGTCAGAAATGGCTC